TTGTGCGGTAATTTGCCCTGTGGTTTGCCCTGCAATAATAGTTAATAGGTCGGTGGTTTCAAAGATGATTTGCTGATTCGCCGTTATTACCTGAGTACCTTCGAGTATTAAATAGTCAGTGCCTTGTGCTGTGGTAAGGGTAAATTCTAGGGTAGTAATAGCTTTTTGGGGTGGTAATCGTGGGGCATCCCAAAAATCACCTAGTCTGTCTAAGTTTACCCCGTCAGCAAAGTTGATTAGGCATTGTTCACCAGTGTATTGAATCAGGGCATCGGATACGGTTTTGAGGTACGCACTCCAATTAGTTAGCAGTGTTTCAGGTTGAGCAGGGAATAATTGCTTACCAGTGAGTTCGGTATATTTTGCCTGTAGATCCATTTCAGCAGTAAGGGCATCTGGTACAGCAAAAATAGGTTTATCAAAAATTGTCATTAAAAAATTACCACCGTTATTTGTTCTAAAATTGATTGCTTCACTCGCCACCTTACCTCTATTTCGATCGAGCCTAAACTCACCTCATTAAATCGAATATTTACCCCATCGATTTCAATTCTCGGTTCCCAAGTGAGCAAACTTTCAAACACCTCTTTAATGAGAAATTGTTTAACAGCCGTCTGGGGATAATCAATATAATTATGAATATCACTAGCAAAAGTAGGTCGATGAGGATCACTACCTCTAGGAGTAGTTAAAATAATCTTGATACACTGATCAATATCGTCAAAATTCTCCACGATCGAACCAAACTCACCTAACTTTGGCGACCAATTAAGAGACTGAATTTCATCTACAGAAATAACCATAAAATTTCAGTAAAATATTAGTAACAATATTATATCAATAATTCCTATGGTTAAAATTGCTCGAATAGGAGATGCTATCAGTCACGGTGGACAAATAACATCATCTTCTCCTAACACTTACGGTAATAGTCGTCAGATAGCACGACTAGGGGATACTGTAATTTGTCACGAACATGGCACTCAGTCGATCGTAGCCGCTTCTTCTGATTTATTTTGCAATGGGATTCCTGTTGCCAGAGTAGGAGACACAATTAGTTGTGGTGCAACCATTATCGAAGGTTCAGAGAATATTAATAACTAATGGATATTACTACTATTATCGCAATATTAGGCGGTGCATTTGCTGGACTAACCGGGGTTTGTACTACTGTTGCGTGGATACTGGATAAGTTCGACAAATCCCTTGAGAAAATCCGCCGAGAAATTATCACCAGTAACGACAACCTGAAGAAAGATATTCAGGCAGATTTCCAGTTAACCTGCCATAGAGACTATATGCAAATAGACGAACGCATCGCTAGAAATAGACAAGAGATCGCACTGCTAAAAGAAGAACTTAAAAGTGAGACAAATTTACAATACAATGTGCAACGATCAATTTTTCAAAAAATAAAACATCTGGAAAAAGAAATAGAAAAATTAAGCTAAATTTTGCGTAACCATTCACGGGCAATATTAGCAATTTCCTGAGCTTTATCGATCCCATTAATGACTCTACGGGCTTGGAAAAAATTGGTAGCACCGCTATTAATATAATCCTCAATTCTCATTCCCGTAAAAGTACCGTTTTTTGAGCCATGAACCAAGATAAATAAAGAGATATTTGGCTCTAATACCTTATCTGGATTATTCACTAAATCTTGCCCTAAAATATCGCTATATTTCTGGTAATTAGCCTTCCATGTAATCTGTACGAATCCCCTCTTTTATATTCGAGGAAGGTCGTTAATCTTCCCCCGTTCGCCGATGAACTGCTCATAGTTTCCCATGAGAATAGACCATATCTTACAAGTTATTAACTTGCCTCCCCGTTTCGGCATCACTTGATGCCTACGAGCTTTCGCTCTGGTCGTTGAACTTTGCTAACAGTTTACATTAGCCTTAGCTGCGGATTGTCCATTGTTTCATATTTTTGATTGTTACTAACCTTCTTTGATCATAAATAAAAATGGTTCTGTACAAAAATCTTTAGGATGTTCCCGCAATGAAAGGAGTTTTACTACAGCCAAGAATTAACCGTAGAACGGAAAATAGCGAAGATTTTTACGTCTCCAACCTTCACTTAACCAGTACGCTTCTTTAACAGGCTTAAAGGTGTTTGCCGTCTCCCATTGAGCCGTAGCAATCACATAGGCTATCTGAGTTTTAAGTGTTAGCCCTTGCTTCCTGCATTCCTTTTTAATCGCTTCGATCGTACCCTCTTTGGTAGAAAAATCATAGGAATTATTGGTTTTTTGTACCCTGCGTAATGCCTCAAGAGTAGTCGTTCCGATAAACTCTGGATAACCCAAAAAAGAATCATCTTTAAACTTAATTAAAGCCTGAGTAGTTTTCGGTCCTATAATGCCATCAACGGATAAATTAAAACCGTGATTATTTAACGATTGCTGAAGCTCTTTAGCCTGAGCAAAATTTAATTGAGAAATATGGATTACACTACTTAGCCCATTAAATGCACTCATAAAATTAGCCCAAATACTAAACTAAAATAATTTTGACGACTCTCACCATTAAATCAAAGATTGTAATGGGAGATTCTGAAATACAGTTACCTGTATCTTCCTACCTCTTTCAAGGTTTACTAGGCTGACCATCCAACGACAGTCATATCTCCACTTGTTGCCAAGCACCATGCCGATTCATGGTTAG